CGATGCCGTTGTAGAGGGTTTCGATGAGGCCAAAGTCGGCGGCCTCAGTTTCAAGAAGGCGGGCGATAAGTTCGTTTTGAGTGCCACCAGCTTCTCGGATGGCGTTGATTCGATCTTGTGTTGCTTCAGTTCCGTACTCAAGCTGCATTCTTAAGACAGATTCAACCTCTCCCTGAGACACCAAAGCGTCACGGTTGTCGTCGAGAACGTCGGTGAACTGTTTGTATCCGATGCCGGCTTTGGTGAGGTTGTCGAGTTGGTTTCGGGACTCGAGATTGTTTCGAACTGTGGCGGCGGTGTTTTCAGTCATTGCGCCAGTGAGATCGTCGAAAGTTTCTCGAAGTTCTTTGACATCTTTGGCGACTGCCGCTTGTTCGTCGGCGTAGGACTTGTAAGCGATGCCACCGATGACAGCAGCAGCGCCTACCGCCAACACTGCCGGACCTAGAAGAGACATTCCGCCAGCGGTGGCAACTGCTGTTTGGCCTGCGACTCCTGTGGTGAGTTGCATTCCGTTTAACGCTTGTTGAGTTCCAGCAGCGGACAACGCTGCTTTTTCTAGTGCCGCCGGGAACGCTTTGATAGCGGTGATGGCGAGAGTGGTGCCGGCATAGATTTTCGGTCCTATCACGGCGACCGCTGTTAGGGCCACGACTCCGGTTTGGACTGGCCCTGGGAGAGCTGAGAAAGCGTCGGCTACAGCTGCGACGACTTGTTGGATTTTGGTGTAGATGGGCAGAAATGATTTGCCGAGATCGGCGGTGGCGTTTTTGGTTTTTGCTGAAGCGATGGCTGCTTGTCCCGAAGCAGTAGTTGCTTCCTTGCCAAACTGTCCTTGGGCAAACGTCGACTTTTCTGTGATCAACGCTAGGGCTGCTTGGCCTTTGGCAAGAGTTGAGACGTTGGCGGCGTTATCTGCCAAGCCCATGGAAACGGCTTTGGCTGCGACGTCTGAGGCTTTGAGGGCGATACCGAAACGCTCCAAGGGATCGAATTCGCCTCGAAGAGCAGCCCCTAAAGCGGTGACGGCTTCATCGGTACTCCCGCCAAGTGTGGCAGCCAGATCGGCGCCTGTTTGAGTGAGGAACACTGCTTGTTCAGCAGCTTCTTCGGCGGACAGTCCGAAGCCTTTGAGTGATGCTCCGAGCCGGCTGGTAAGTGTTCTGGCGGCTTCTTCGGAAAGGCCAGCAAGTTCGGCCGCCGATTTGGAGAACTCGTTGATTGGTCCGGCAGCTTGTTCGAAGACAGCGGCGGTTCCGCCGACTGCCTGTTCAAGATTGGCGGCGGCGTCGACAAGCTTTTTGGCTCCGTAAAGGACGGCGGTTCCGAACAGGGCGGAGCGGAGTAGGTCGCCTGACTTTTTGGCGTTAGCTCCGAAGCCGTTAAGTTGGCCTTCGGCTTTGAGGAGTTCTTTTTGGAGTTGTGAGGCGTCGCCTACAACGGCGACCCTGACTTTGCTTTTGTCTGTTCCGGCGGCCATAGGGTTTCCTCACTCGTCCCAACGCTTAGCGTCCGAACCGTATTCGGCCGATTCTTGGCGTCGGATTTGAACTTCGAACATTGCCTCGAGGTAGTGGTCGGGTTCGTCGAGGAGAACTGATATTGGTATGCCCGAGTCAATCGCCAACGCTGCTAGAGCGAGGGTGAAGGACTCGGCTCCGTAGGGGGGACTTCTTCGCCGGTAACGATCTCGACGTCTTTAATTGTTTCGATCCACTCGTCGAAGTCGATGGTGTCGGGGTTGGATCGTTTGGCTGCACACCATCCGAGGAACATGATGTGTTCGGTGTAGATGCCGTCTTCGTTGAACAGTTTGGAGATCGGCATGTGGAATTGACGTTCGAACTTGACGGCGTCGGCTTTGCGGCCTTCGGCTTCAAGTGTGGTTCCGTCGTTGAGGGTGATTCGGTATTTGTCGAACATGTGCGGGCTGTTCCTTTATCGGAGGGCGGATTGGACTGCTTTATCGACTGCCTTGCCGGCAGCTTCAACGAGTCGGTTTTGTGTCTCGTAGATCGCTGGGTAGACGTAGCGGCCTTTTTTAATGATAGGTCGGACGATGGTTTGGTTTCGTCCTGGTCCACGGTTTCTCAGAGTGCCACCAAAGTCCAGCCATCCAAAGTACGGAGCCACGGATGATTTGCCGCCTGCCTGAACGAACAGGGTGTTTCCGCCTGCTCTGGCGTTCACTGTGAAGCGGGCGTAGCCGGACTTCTTTGGGACTCGACGAAGAACCGCTGGGAGGGTGTTGAGGATGATTGCGGATTTGAGGTCTTCGCGTAGGACCGGGACGAGGTCCGGATGTATCTTTCGAAGATACTTCCGAACCTCGGCCAGGTTGCTGACGTAGACCCCAGCCCCTACAGCCATCAGCCGTTCTTGGCGATAGTGCTGCCTGCGCGCCAGCTGCCCGAAACGGTGATTGGGCCGTCGACCGGTGAATCGACTGAGAAGTCGAAGAAGCCGGTTCCGTACCAGTACACGTTCGGGGCGTTGGTGATGTCTGGGTACAGGTAGAACTTGCGGGCGTCACCATCGACAGCGGCGGTGTAGGACTGTGCGGTGGCGTCGTCGAAGTAGCCGGAGAAGCTGCCCTGAGCGTCGGGAAGGCCCGAAACGTACACCTTGTTGGTGTCGCCGAATGAGGTGACTTCAGCGGTGTCGACAGCGAACTCCGCTGACCACTGCTTAAGGAATGCGACGGATGAAGGATTCGCTGCTGATGTAGCGATTCCGAGGTACAGGCGGCCGTTGCGGCCGTGGCGACGTGCCATTGGTTTCTCCTTGGGGAGTTGGTGGGGTCTGGGGTTCTCCGGTCACGTCGGGATGCTCGGGAGAGCTGCTACACATTCCAGCAGATGCCGGACATTATTGTCGAAAGTTCGGGTGGCTACTGCGTTTCGGGCCTCGAGTGCGGCGGTTTGCCGTTCTGTTGGATGGTTCAGCCACCATCGTAGTTTCTCTCCGAACTCTTCGGGTGTTTCGAAGGTGGGCAACATGGAAAGAATCTGGTCGGATTCGGGGCGGGGTTCTCGGAGGAAGAAAGTTCCTGTGGCGGCGAGTTCCACTTCGCGTGGACCCATTGCCCAGCCTTGGTCGTGGCCGGCGGCGCCTTCTTTGCGGTAAAGGTTCGCTGACATATGCACTGAGGAATACAGCTCGACTGTGTGTTCGTTGGGGAAACAGCCGGATTGTTCGTGGATGAGGAAGTCGTGGAGGGGTGAGTTGTCGTCGAGGGCTTGCCAGTTGCCGGCGAGTTTGACGTCAATTCCTGTCCAGTCGACTTGTTCGAAGAAAGCGATTCGGGAGGGGAAAGCGGTTCCGACCCATCCAAAGTCGGCTCGGAAGTCGTCGGCTGGTTGGTGGCGGTAATGGATTTCGGGGTCGTATGCCTGGGGGACGTACCAGGTGTTGGGTTGGCTTTCCCGAAAGGTATCTAGGTTGGTGGGGTCGTTGATGAATGCGGCGTCGGCTCTGGCAGCGATGGGCTGCTGGGAAGGATCCTCATACGGCGATTCTGTGAGAATCACTGCGATTCGGATTCCTCGAGATCGGATGATGTCGAAGGTTTCCGGTGGGACGAGGAAGGCGGAGGTGATGATGACGAGGTCGGGCCAGAAGTCGAAGCAGGTGGCGCGTAATTGTTCGCCAACCATGCGGGCGGCGATGTGTCCTTTTTCTGTTTCGGGGACTTTGCCTCGGATAGCGTTTTCGGTGAAAGTGATTCGGTCGGAGAGGTTGAAGTTGTGGACTTCATTTCCGGAGCGTTTTAACGCTCGCAACCATCCGTTGTGGACGTCTGCGACAGAGAATTCGGGGCCGGGTTCTACTGTAAGAATTCGCACTTAGCCGAGAACCTCAAGGTTCACTTCGACGCCCAAATATTCGATGCCGCCGATGGTGAAGGTTCCTGGATTGTTCCAGGAAGTGACTCGGCAGGAGTCACAGGAGCCGGAGAGGGTGGGGTTGGCGTCGATGACATGGTAGATGGAGTCGTTGCCTTGGCCTAAGAATTCGTCAAGGCGTTCCTGTCCTTTTTGGTCGTCTGCCCTAGTGAGCATGACGAGGACGCCATAGGTGACGATCATTCCGTTGTCGAGGTCGGCGTCGTATTGGCCGGTCCCGAGTGACACGACAGCTGCTGGCGGTTGAATGGTCGATGGGATCCATTCGTAGATTCGGAGGTTGTCGACGTTTTGGAGGGAGTCGCCGATGCCTGCTCTTACCGATGCG